TATAAGTATTAGCCGTAGATAAGGTGAATGTAGATGTTGTTAGTCCACCAGCTCCTCCGCCCCCGCCTCCAGATGTTGTTCCGTAAGTAGAACCTCCAGAATTACCCCCACCACCTCCACCTGCAACTACAAGGTAGTCAGCAGATACGTTGGTAGAGGCTCCACCAGCTAACATTCCATAAGCTCTGGCTGCTCTAACGGCTAAACGTGAAAGTAGTGACATTCAATAATTCCTATTTGAATTGAGTTTGTGCTGCAAATACTGTAAATGTTGCCGATCCTGTTTTAACAATCGTGTATGAGTAAGCATCAATGCCAGACGCATTACCACTAGACCATGCTGTGCCACCTTGATATTTAGGTGTCACTGATGATCCATCAATTTGTACAGCGCTATTGTAATAAGCTGTAGCACCTTGCGATACTAAAAATACAACTGTGATAGCTTCACCAGTTGCCATAGCTGTATTTAAAGATGTGCCTGAAGATGCTCTAAAGTTTACTGTCCAGTTTGCACTAGCATTAGTTGTGTAATAAAGCACAGACTGTGTAGTCACATCATAGTTAATCGTACCTGTAGCAGCCGTTGCTGATACTGTAGTTGTTTCTAAGCTATTTACAAACTTAGATGAAAGAATACTTGATGAGCCTGTGAATGTTTGTTGTCCTGTGTAGTTTGTAGTGCCAGACATGGTAGCAACATTAGCTGTAGTAATATTACTTGTTGTAATATTTGCAACGTTTGCAGTTAAAGCACCAGTTAAACCAGTTGTACCTGTAACTGTTAAGTTACCAGTCACATTTAAGTCAGTGATAACTTCTTTACCACCGCTTGAATCACTTAATAATTGGAAGTTTGTGCCATCATATTGCACATCCACAATTGCATTAGCTACAATAGTGTTAGCTGGAAGTGCTGAACCATCTGTAAGTTTGATTGCACCAGAGCCAATAGATACACTATTAACTTGTACTTGAAGATTAGATGCACCAGTATTAGCATTGGTTGCTTTAAATTGTAAGCGTAAACCTGCAGTAATTGTAGTTGTTACAATATTTGCAGGATAATTTGCAATATAAGCATCAGCTACACCTGTATCCACCACATAATTTGAATATGTCGCCAGGTCATTTGTTGCATTGGATAATTGTGAGAAATCTTGATCGAGATATACAAGGGGAATAGCACTTGTACTTCCCGCAAACGTATTTGGTATTGATATTGGTTTTGCCATAATTTAGAACCTCGCCCTTAATTCATGTTCATATTCGAACCCGTTAATAGTATATCCCGGTGATGAAGATTGTACAGTCATTCCAAGATATTTGCCATATTGTTGTGCATCTGTTTTGTATAAATTATAACCTGTTGATGACCACCCTATAATTGCCCCAGTAGAACTTGTCCAAGGTATAGTTGCACCTGAAGTACTAATCCATGGAATAAGAGAACTTAGAGAATAAGTTGGGCTTGATCTATTTTCATTATCTACAGTTACAGTACAAGTAAAGGTATTTGCATTAGAGGATGTAGCCTCAATAGCAATCTTTAATGCTTGCTTATCACGGATTGGATCACCCATAGGATGAAGTGCCGTAGAAGCTTTAGTTGTAATTGTAGTTGTTACATTAGAGTAAAGTTTATAAAGATCAGTTCCTGTGGTTCCATACACAATAGCTTGACCATTAATAGGTAAAGCTGTGGTATGTTTTATTGCACCTTGAGAAGATACAAACCATTTCTTTTCAAAGAAAATCATTTGAATAAAACGACCAGAGATACTATCCCCTGTATATCTCACATTAAACAATGCACATAACGTATTGTTTAATAAGACTTGTCCAGCTGTTACATCAAAATTATAGTCAATGTTTTCTACCACTTCATCTAGTGCATCTGATAATTTAGAGGTAGTAGAACCTACTAGGGCATATACACCATAGTCATTCATAAATAAGACTGATCTAAAGTATGGGAATATGGCATAAGGTAACTTGGTACCTACAGAAGCTGATACGTTAGTATTAGTAAATAAGGTAGTTCCTGCTGTGGTTACCCTTACATCTGAGAATACATTGATAGAATCTTCACCAAAGATGTATAAAAAGTTGTTAGCAGAGAGTAAATTAACAATGTTGCTTCTTAAAGTAGCATCAGTTAAGGACACAGTACCAGCAGACACACTTGTAAAGTCTGAATATGAGCCTGCAGCACTATAATAAACGTTACGACCAGCAGCAATCCATACTCGACCACTAAAGGATTGAACTCCTGTGTTGTCATCTAGGTTAATAATAGCCTTGGCAGTAGCATTAGAACCTCCACCACCTGTGATTGTCACTGTAATATTAGAAGCATTGGTATATCCAGAACCAGGATTGGTCATGACAGCTTGTACAACTTGACCACCAGAGATGATACCTGTGGCTGTAGCATTAGCACCGCCACCTCCAGAGATAGTGACACTTAGATTAGATGCGTTTGTGTAGCCTGTACCACCCCCTGTAATAAGTACTGATACAGTACCTCTTTTAAAAGTGACTAAACTAGCTACGGCATTAGCACCAGAACCTCCACCTCCTGTAAATGTGACAGTAGGAGGGCTTGTATAACCAGAACCAGCTTCAGTTAAGATCACTGCATTAATAGTGCCAGTGGCTACAGTAGCATTAGCTGTGGCTGACGCACCACCTCCACCTGTAATGGTGACAGAAGGAGCTGTGGTATAACCTGAGCCAGAATTAGTGACTGTAATTAAAACAACTGTATTAGATAAGGTAGTTGCTACAGCTGTAGCTTGAGTGCCACCAGGTAAGTTAGGTGCACCAATGGTTACATCTGGTACTGATGTATAGCCAGAACCTACATTGGTGACTAAGATAGATCGAACACCACCTGAGCCTTCAGTAATAGTACACACTGCAGTAGCTTGAACGCCATTAGCATCATTAGGTGCACTAATAATAACAGCAGGAGATTCTGTATAGCCTGCACCACCTGACACTAAACCAATAAAGCCTACCGAGCCTACAAAGACTAAATTAGTACCATTCCAAGTGTAGTAACCTTTTTCTGGGTCAAGGATTAGTGCACGTTCACTTTTCCATTGTGATACACGCATACCACTATTAGAAAATGTACTTGTGACTGCTACATTACCTTTTGTATTGGTAGATAAATCTACATACTCACATCGACCATCAGCCTCAAATGCTAAAGCATAATCTTTGTTATTGATATTTACTGAAAAAAGTTGAGTAACAGTGTTACCAAAAGCAACTGATTGATTATCTGAATTAGGAAGAGCTTTTAAGTTACCATAGCCCAAAGGCATGAGATTCTCAAGCCATGAAAATTCTGTCTCTTCAATTGCAGTACGATTGCTTTTGCTATTGATACCCTTGAACTGCTTGGTAACAAGGTACGACTTTTTCTGTTCAACTGCTGCCATAGTTTATAAAGTCGTGTAAGGGTCAGGAATTCGTCTAGTAAATACGCTATTAAGCACAGCTTGTGCTTGTTTAATATATTCTTGTTTAAATATCTCAGCTTCACCAAATGACTGTTCTTTGTATTTAGCTTTGTAAGCTGCATAAAAAGCTACAGGTGAAGTATATGGACTATTAATTGTATCTTGATCTGTACCAGCTACTAATGGTGAAGGCAATACTGTAGTATCAATTTCTAATTGATAGACTTGATCTGGCACAGGTGATATAAATATTTGTGATTGTCCATACACTGTAAATGAAATAGGTCTGCCAATATAGTTTTGCCAAAAACGCAACTCTGCGTTGAACTGTGTCCATGGCATATATCTCATGGGTACTCGTGTATTTCCCCAATATAAATTGATATTTAAAACATCAAGCGTTTGCACACCTTGAGGTAGAGAAGCATAGTAAATATTTTCACAATTACCTACATACGTTAATCCTGCAGTACCATTTAAGAATTGTGTAGTAGGAGGATAGTTAGAACCAGAAGCAGGATAGGCAGGAGGTTCAGTGCCTGTTGTACCAGCTAGTGTTACTTGATATATAAAGATATTAGAAAAAATAAAACTATTAAGAGTAACAGCAGTACTAGCAGCCCATGCTGTAGGATTTGTAGGTGTTGCTCCACTGATAGTATCAGTTGATCTAACTTTTAAAGGTGTTTGTGAAATCTGGACTATTCTTAAACATCCAGTGTCTCTGACTAAACGCTCTCTAGCGTCATTGATGTAATCTGTAAGCTCAGTATCAGTATAGAAATTGCCATTAGCATCATGCAGAAGCCTTCTAACTTCTGTAATATATCCTGATAGTGTCTGAGACATTTAAACTCCATACAATAATATATGTTATCCAGCCACTTGGATTTTTTCCTTCTCACGTTTCAAAGGCATAACCTTATTAGCATGAGAAGGTAATTCATCCACCACTGGGGATAACGAGTGGTTGTGTTTAGGTGGTTGGTCTGAAATGACAAATTGTTCTAATTTCTTTAGACCCTTTTCGATGTCATTCTTTGTGTGAATGAAACCAAGTCTCACCATATATTCTTCTTTATTTGAATCCAAATAACCAAATATGTGACGAGCAGCCTTTTCGGTAATTTCTACAGTTTTTCCTTTAGGGAACTGTATGGTCTTAAATTCAAAATCGAATTCAAGTAAATTATCAGACTTATTCGTCACATACAAGGTTGACATTTCTATAACGTTACAACGTCACCAAAAACAGTAATATCGCAAGTGCCATTGGTCACAGCAGTATTTACTAACAAGTATAGTGCTGGAGCTGTATAAACAGTTGTAGCTGTTGCAGCTTTTAAGCCTAAATCTTGATAAGTAGTTGTGCTAGACACATTGGCTAAAACTACGTTATTGGAGACTGCGTTTGAGGTGTTTCCATCACTACTTGTGAGGATTGCCACATTCGCAGTCGCAATAGTTGCATTTGCGTTAGCTACAGTAATTTGGCGAACAATGTAAGCCGTACCAGATGTAATTGGTATAGTTGCTACGGCATTACCAGTTGCACCTACTGATGCACCTTGTACTTTACCTAAAGCAATACCATTAAAACGATCTGGGTATAACGCTCCTACATGATTCGCAATCATACCGTCTCCTTAAGCGTAAGTTTCATCAACGGCTTGTCCACCGTTAGTTGCTAATAAAGTTACTGATGTGTTTGCTGATGCTGCCACCGCAAATACATTTTGACCGTCTGAAATAATTACGCCACCAGTGTTGTTAGCTAAAAGCGTAGCAGCACTAGAGCCATTATTTGCTGTTACAGTTACGTTAGCTGTTGGGTACATTAAGTACACACCAGCTGGAATAACTGTACCAGGTGTTGTTACGGCTGTAACAGTTGTTGTTTGAAAATAGGCACCTGCAGTGTTAGTGTTTGTACCTGTAACTAAAATCTTGTTGGTTGCTAATGACATAACTTATTCTCCTTAAATTGTTAATGAGTTATATCCAGTAACCTTAGTCATGGATTTTGGTTTAGTATTCACTAACTCAGCAATAGTTAGCACCGCACCTACATAACCGATTTGCCAGTTAGGTAGTGTTGATTCAAAACCTGTAAATACAAATGAACCTTGGTCATGGATATACAATGAAAGGTAATTTGTATTAAGGAAGTAAACCGTACCTTCTGGGCAATATGGGTCTGGATAAATTGGAACACCAGCTACCATCAATGCACGGAAAGCTGCTTGAGGACCGTTTGCTTCACCATCAAAGCCTGAACCTGGAGTAATTACATATTGCTCTTGACCAACGTAGTCTTGAGCTAATAATGTCCAAGTACCAAAGCCGCACACACCAAAGCTAGGCACTTCAGCAGAGTTTTTAACTGTGCCAGAAATGTATTGCAAGATGTTTTGACGGGTTGGGTTAACACCACCTGCTGCATATTGTTTTGATTGCCACCAAGTATATGTAGCACGGTCAATATTACCGTATGTACCACTTGATGAAACAGCTGCAGGTAACCCTGTGAATTGTTGAGTATTAGTACTGTTGTTGTACAAACTTGTTGCCATAGCATCCATCATTACGTTGGTTGCATCATTCATTCTAGCTTCAATCAAAGGAATGACTGCGGCATCTTGTTGAACTGCACCTTCCATACCTAGGAATGGAACTGGAGCAATCATCAACTTCAAGTTGAACTCAGCATTGTATGCGCCTTGTTGAACTGAAGGTTGATTGAATGAACCAGAATAGTCTGACCATTGTGCGTTCACAAATTGTGAGCCTTGTACAGGCACAGTTACTGAAGAAACACCACCAGATGCTTGTTGACTGTTTGCAATCAACGCCGCCATCAATGGGGTGCTGTTATAAAGTTGTACGACTAGCTTCGGGATAAACGCTCTACGAGTGACGTAAGTCAACTCCGTTAATTGTGTTGAACCTGAAGCCGGAAGAATACCACCACCTATAGCCATAGCTTATCTCCGTTTTTAATAAAATTAATCCCCGTTACTATTAAAGACCAATGGGTTTAGGAGATTTCCTAAGCTCATTAAGTGCTTTAAATGCTTCATCCCTTGCAGCTGCCACAGGATTTTTCTGATATTTAGAAAGATCAAACTTGGACAACGTACTTGGGTTATAACTTGTACCTGGAGTTGGAGCTGCGGATTGCTGCATCCATTTCCAATACTCTGCTGCTGTTTCGTGATTAGGAATGTTTTTTTCTAACATAACCTTTTCGATTTCCTCAATGTCACCATCATCTTTTGCTAAACCTTTTTTGATTAGCGTTTGACGGCTTTCATTAAGCTTATCTCTTGCATCACGCTCACGCAATTTATTTTCTAAACCTTCTACTCTTTCATAAGCTTTGGATACGGCATTTGTTGTCGCATCTTCAATCTCTAATTCAGGGATTGGTAAGTCTGGTTTAGCTTTTTTAGTTAAGCGTAAGAAGTCCTTTCTTGTTTCTGGATTCTCTGCTAACTGTTTAGCTAAAGCAGCTAACTCAAGCGTTTGTTCATTTGACATATCTTCTAAGCTCATAACTATCCCCTTTTAAATTAAATTACTTTTTTACCGTCTGCTGGTTTTTGAACATTCATGCGGTTTTTAGGACCAGCTTTAGCTGCGCCATCTAAACCACCCATTTCAGCAAAACGTGGTGTGTTTACAATTTGACCATTTTGTTGTGTATTGTCAGTTGGGCGTCTTGGTGCACCAGCTGCTCTTGGTTTAAATAAATCCATTTATTGCTCCTTAGTTGTCATTGATTATACAGGTCCAGGTGATGGTGGTAATCCTTGCGGACCTCCGCCCATGCCAGGAATTTGTGGCGCTTGTGCCAATGCTTTACTTTCAGGCGTTGCGCCCCCAGCCTGAGGTAAAGCTTGTAGCATCTGTAAAATCTCAGATTGCTGCAATTCTTTTACGCTGTTCTTTCTTTCGCCAACAACTGCTGTAAGTGCTTTCAATGCAGAAAGAATCTTTTGTCCTTCTGTTGAATCACTACCAATTGCTGCTATGGATTGTTCGATTAAGTCCATCGCCATGCCAATATTAATTAATGCGGCTTCACGGCTTCCCATTTTAGGTTCTGGGGTGGACATAGGTGCTGCCATTGGAGGAGTTTCATCCGCTGACATAGATGTATCTACGGGCTCTGCTTCGTTCTTAGCAGGCATAGGAGTAGTGGATGCTGGGTTTTCCATCATCTTAAGTAATTCTGCTGAGGGTTCTGCCATTTTTTTTCCTAAAATTATATCGCTAGATATAAACAATTTTTTTAGGATTGTCAATACCTATGCAATTTATTTGCACATTTTACGGCTCTTACGACCTTTTCTTGCCATTTTTAGTCCTTTCTTTAAGAAGGCGACCACTTTTTTAGAGAGCAGCCATACTCTTTTTTTAATATCCACGTTTCATGTTTCTTGTAGAACTGCGATCTGTTATGCGAGTTCCATAAGTTTTCATCCCTTGTACGCGGTATTGTAAACTTGCAGGTTGATCTTGTCTATTTAATTCTGCAGTTGAATAACGAGGTTGATCTGCAGTGGGTGTTGTCATATCACGTTCTGCCATTATAGTTCCTCCATATCAGGTGCTGGTGGCGCTGGACTTGGTGTAGGTGCTTGAGGCGCCATAGCCATCATCTCAGCTTGTTTCTCTTCATTTGCTTTTAATTTCTCTTTGAGCAATTGTTTCATTGGAGGTTCAAGTAAATCAATGAGACCCTCACGATCAATAGCTTGCGCTTTAAATAGATTAAATGCAAGTTGTCTTAAATCTTCTGTGAAGATTGGTGAGTTACTATGTGCATCTACTTTCACCACAAAATCTTCTGTAAATTGTGAAGCAATAAATGGGATGCCGTCAACATCTTTAAAGTGAGTATCATCATACACACGCATTAATTTTAAATAAAGTGTAGCTACTTTTTCTAGTGCATCTTCTACAATGATGGCACGTTTCTTAGCACGGCTAGAACCTAATCTTGCTAATTGTGACGCATGACCAGCAGAACGAACACCTTGTTCACCACGACCAGACAATACAGATGAAATACCTGAAGCTTCTGCAAACATCGCATCAACTTCATGGATCACTTCAAATAATTGTTGTGGCATAGTAGGTGCGACACGCTCTACTTTCGCATTAGGTAAGTCACTAGAGAGTAAACCACCTGCACGATTCAATGCAAAATTCTTTTCATCTAAGATGCCAGAGAATCCAATCAATGCAGTTGGAGGATTCACTTGTTTAGATAAGAGATCAAGTATCTCAGTCATACGTTTATTTCTTAATTGTTGTAAGAAAACTAAACGTTGTACTTCAGATTGACCCCAATAGTAATCGTATTGTGGGTTAGGACAAATTTGAATGAAAGGACATTCGCCTTTTAAGAATACAGTTTCACCTGGTCTGTCATAGATCACGACATCAGGATCAGCGATGGTGACCACTTGATAGTCTTGTGTGTCATCATTCCACACCCAAAGCTCATTCATCTCGACTGTATCTTCAGCAACTCTTGCTTTATATCTTGTGTAACCAGATAAATCTAAATTGACGTTACCATACATGGTTGGATTGGATTGTGACATCACAATTCGATCTAAACCTTCTGGCACTTCTAAACCTGTTTGATGGTAAGCAGAGCTTACTCGTTTTAGAATCTCATCGCGTTTAGGATGAGAATACAAACGATTCATCAATTCTGATTTGGTAATGTAGTATTTTTGAACAATAGCCTCTTGGCGGTCTGTATATGGCGAATCTTCACGCAATACACCTACGTTTCCAGGCTCAATCATGTAAGGATGGATGCCACCGCGATAGATAAGCTTCACAAAAGTGGTGTTGTAACATAACGCCCACGTCAAAGCGTTGCTAAACACTTGGTCACAATTGCTGTTTAACCATTCATCATTAAGAGCTTTAGTGAGAATAGGCACTCGTCTAAATTCATCTGGAGGAACGGCAGCACCCAAATCAATAGAAAAGCGTGTGGTTTCTGCAGAAAACAGAAAACTTGTGAGTTGATCGATGTGTGGATAGATTTTATTGAAAATTGCTGGTGCCTCTTCAGGACCAGACCCAAAAAGATAATAATTTCTTAACGCTGAGTAGTCTGCTTTACGTTCTGCAGCCGATACACCACATTTATTGATGAGATCGAGGTAAAACTCCTCGCGTTTGACATTATCTTCTGGAATACGCATTATTTATCCACTTTTAAGTTTTCATGGTCTTGTATATAGCTTGCAGCCTTAGGTCCAGTCAAGTTTCCTGCATCATGCGGTCTAAATCCTACTGCTTCATCTCTTACTGGTCTTACAGCGTTACCACTCATGACACTTTGCAAGTTATATTGTCCAGCATTACCCCACATCACTGCATCTCCAGGTCTTGCTTCTCTTGGAGGTGGTGCATTGTTGCGAGTTAAGTAATTACCTTGAGTTTCTCCCTCACGGGTGGACTTTATGTCACTCATTTTAAAGTCACTAGCTAGGTTGTCAAGCGTTTTATCGTTCTTTTTAGTAGCATCTGATTTAAGACCAGGTGCCTGTAAGAACACTGTCATTACATTTTCTGTACATCCATGTGGGCAAGTAGGCTCAAATCCTTCAAAAAACCCATGCTCACTACACTTGTAATCATGCAATACTGCCATTTTTATCCCCTTTCAAGTTGTTTATCTAGTGTTACAAATGAATAATCAGCTTTATTTCTAACGCCTATATCCATTTTAATCTTTCCATTCTCGACTTTTAACCCATACTTTCTACCAAAACGTGGTTTAGGTACACGTCTATAGTCCACAAATCGTGTCTTGTCTATGTTTTGCATCACAGCGACTTCACCATTAAGCCAAGATTGATAGCCTTTGGACACTCGTCTTTGCACAAACTCTGTCAAAGGTGTAGTGTCATAGATAAAAGTCGTCTGTAAAGTTTTATCTGATAAGCCACAAAGCTCCGCAAAAAGTTGAACAGAGATGCCACGGTTTAAATCATTTAAGAATTGTTTGATAATTCTATGTAATTCACGTCTAGGGATCACTTCTACTCTCATCGATGTCCATATACTCCTATACGTTTTAGGTAATCAGATACATTACGACCTACGGCAATTTGTTCTGCAGTGTAATCATCTTGTACACGGGATACTTGGCGTGTCACCTTCTGTGCAATTAATCTAGGTTGTACTTGTTCAGCAAATGCAGCCACCGCTAACGCTGATGCAATCACACGGTCATCTTTGTTGCGACCACTTGCCATAATAGAACCACCATCACGCACAATGGTTTTCATCTCTTCAATGAGTTCCATAGAAAATATATCCATCATGCCACGCTCAAAATAATCTTTCATGTAGGAAAGCATACGTTCTTTTGTAGCTGATGTTGTAAGCCATCCAATGGAGTTACTCATACCACCCAAAGTATCATTACGTCTCCAGATATAGTTTTGCATAGAGCCATAGACATTCATTAAATCAGCACCTATAGCCCCTCCCATAGAAGCTGCTTGTCTCTTTAGATTTCGCAACTCATTAATGACAGCCTGTCCTGGACCATTGACCTCTAAGTTTAAAGTGGAGTTTTTGTAAGCACCTGCAAGGTGGGCAATCACCCATGCAAATTGATAGGTATTTAATTCAGACGTAGCAAACTCAGCCACTTGTTCCAAACCGTCAGCATAAGCTCTAAAGACTTGTATGCAAAAACGGTCAGCCCAATCAGAACTACCATAAGCGGGATCAGCACCAATAACATAATAAGCCGTATCCACTGGCTCTTCCCAAACCTTGAGCACACCCAACCTTTCGGTTGATTTAAGCACTTCCGTATCTTGGAAGTTAGCTCCCATAGAATAACGATAACTTTCATAAGTAAGCTTTTTAGAAATCTTAGCAGCATCCGTACACCTCGCATTAGAAAAATAACTGGTTCCTGTCATGACAAAAGCATAATCTTCTGTAGGCGGAAACTCTTGGTACATGAGTGCATCATCCTTGATACCTTCATAAAGCTTCCAACGCCACCATGCCATTTGTCTTGAGTTGATTTCTACGTCATAGAGTTTCTTAATATCTTTTGTCCACTCTTTTTCCTCAGTGGTGAGCTTCCCATCCCAGTAAACTTTGTAAATATCACTCTCTGCTGGAATTGAATAAAATTGATTACGCCACCAACCACAGAAAATAGCCCTCTGTGTTTTAGCTCGTTTAGCAGTGACATACATATCATGAAACATATTAAATCCTTGAGCTGTACTTTCAAACATATACAAACGCTCAGGATTGTTTTCAGCTAAAGAGGCAATCAAGGATGCTAGACCTTCCTCGTTACCCCATGAGGCAGTCTCTGTACCATGCAAATAAGTAATGGCTTTACCTTGACCAAGACGAGATTTATTACCAGCAATCTGATAGAACACACGAGAACGGTTTTGTAGGACTAATTGATTTCGATTATGAGCCACCAATGGAATCTTGTACTCTTTAGGTAACCCATCCATATACATAGCAAGCGTTGACCTAAACATATCTCTATTCTCTTCAGTATCAGAAACTAGGGTGCCTTGCCAACCAGGATGTGTAAATTGCCAATAAAGATCAAGTGCCAAAGAGATGGTCGTGATACCCAACTGTCTGCCTTTAAGGATGACAAAGAAATGAATATCATTCTCTAGTCCTTTAGCAATCTCATCCATGACATAGGTCTGGGTACCTAGCAAGGTATCCATGTTTCTCAATCCTTGCTCTTTTGTCTCAATCTTCAACTGAGAACAAAAAGCGTAGAATTGCTTTAGATTAAATTTCATTTGATTCCTAGATATTGTCTAATCTGATCTAAGATTTGTAATTGTTGTGGTGTGTACATTTGATCTGCATTTTCCCACTGATTGAATGTATAACCTCTAAAGTATTCTGGCATACCAGTTTGTTTATACCAGTCAGCATAGGGTCTTGCTTCATTAAACTTTCTTTGATGTTCTTGATAACGGTTACGCATAAAAGCCTCAGGCACAGTTTGTGTAAAAGCACCATACATCTCCTTTAGCTTAGGATCATTCTCCACACCATAATGGCTTACATAGTCGCCTAAGATGTCTATAGTCCTAGTCTTTGGATTAAATACTTGGATACCCACTTTGCCTATAGGTAAACTTTCTGGTCTTGGATATTCTGGTGTACCCACCTCTTCCGGTGGATAGAACTCTAAATAACGATCATCTTTACTTGGTGTAAATGTATAAGCAATATCTTTGTCAGCAAGGTAAGGATATTCCTCTACAGCTTTTGAAAACAATTTGGAACCACGATCTATGCCTAATTGTTCCATCATCAAATCATCATTTTCATTTGGCATTTAATTTGTCCTTATCAAAGTTGTCTATATCCCAGTTAGCCACTTTAGCTCTTACATTTCTGTCTTTAGCCATATTGACTAATTCTTTGTAGAAGATTTGACTATACTTCTCTTTCCACTCTTTAGCTAGTAGTCTCTTCTCATCATTAGAGCTGCAATTCAATACTCTTAACATCTCCATCTTGAGAAGTATTCGGTAGCTCTTAAGCTCACTTGCCCATTTATGCTCTTGGTCAGAGTTGGATACCATGTTCTTTTTCTATGGCTCTTGCAAAAGCCAATATCGAAAGTCTAGTATCCCCTTGGTGGTTTTCCCATATCTTTATGATTTGTTCATCAGTCATAGGTTCTAGTTTACGATCAATGCTGTCAATCATATTCATCATCTCTTCATTCATTAGACAACCCTCCATACACGCACACCATCACCCTCTTTACGAGCAGAGAATACCATCCCTAACTTCTTCCCTACCCTCCAATTGTTATTACACACAATCTGTAACTTAGCACCAGGCACTAAAAAACTATCACCCACAACCATCTCTTTGTACGGATAAACATTCTTCACTCTCATTTGTGGGACTGGATAGTTTCTAGTGAGTTCTAACTTACTTAATTCCATTCTAAGCTCCTAATCAATATAGCTATTAATCATTATAGCCTAACCAAATTAAGAAATACAAGATGTATTTAAGATAAAAACATGAATTTTTTTATGGGGGGTGCTGGGAATAGGTCTCGCACACTAAGGGGGTCATGTCCATTTGAGTTTCCAGAGCTTAAATATTCTAGTCATTACAATCTTAATAAATACCCAAATAACCAATTTAGATTTTAATAATATAAATATTTAAATAACCTTAATACATTAATTACCCATAGTTTAGATTGATAAATTTTATTTATCATCGAGAGCGGGAAGTTAAGATTTAATTATCATCCTTCTAAATCTTAATAACCCATAATAGATAATATAAATATATATAAATATATATATATATAAATATAAATATACTTAATTAAAATAATTAAAATATTTATATATTAAAATAAGCATAATCATATAATCTAATTGGCATAGATATTGCTTTTAACGATTGATTAAAATTTAATCACTTTCCAGAGCTTTAAAATAAATATCATTTAGCACTTGATAATAATCTAATAATCATTTAATCTTATTTTAATCATATTAAATATGATTATTTTCTAACATTTAAAAGGGTATTTATCATGAATAATATTTATATCGAAAACGGCTATCAATCCAGAAAAGACTATTTAATATCTTTATCAGAAGATTTTGGATTGGATAAATCTATTGTATTTTCTATTGCTTCAATGCTCGGATCGGAAGAAGATTTTGATGGTCTTGTTTCCATGCTCGAAGATTATGAATATTTAGGTGGATTTTAATCATGGAAAAATTAAACAATTTAGAAAAACAAGAGCTCTTAAAAAAAGAGTGTAAAAAAATTTATCAGGATGATTCATTAAGTTTTGAAGATCAGGAAGAGCTTGCTTATTTAGTAAGCTCTTTTATCAAATATGAATTAAATGATTATTTACCAAATAAGGATCAATAATCATGGATATAAATTCAATCTTAGAAAAGCTGGATAATTATTCAATCCAGCAAATAAAAGATATTCAATTCAAATTTGAAAACAATATCTATTTTACTTATGAAACTAAACCAGAATTTCATGATGCTGTATTAAAAGCTTGTGATATTCAATTAAATAAAAGGATGCACTGATTATGAAATTATTAAAAAATATCATCCTTTTCTTATGGTGTTTATTTTGCTTTTATTGTTTTCTAATCTTAATTTTATCTAATTAAAAGGAATTTAAAATGAATGATAATCCTTCAGTTTACGTTGGCACTTATGCTAAATACAATTCAGGAAGCATTGAAGGCGCTTGGATTGATCTATCAAAATTTAATAGCTATGATGATTTTATTGATCATTGTAATGAGCTTCATAAGGATGAATCCGATCCAGAGCTTATGTTTCAAGACTTCGAAAACTTCCCAGAATCTTATTATTCAGAATCAGGATTAAATCCTGATTTATGGGATCAATTCATCAATTTAGCGGAGCATGAGCGGGAATTATTACAAGCTTATCATGATGCTGGTTTCGAAGGCGGGATTGATGAAGCGGAAGATTCTTTTATCGGATGCTATAAAGACGATGAAGATTTTGCTTGGAATATGCTGGAAAATACAGGCGATCTAAATTCAATTCCAGAGCACCTACAATGCTATTTTGATTTAGGAAAATATGCACGGGATTTAATGTATGATCATTCCAGCGCAGGCGGTTATTATTTTACTAATTATTAGTTTAATCTTTAAAAGCGTTAGCAATAGCGCTTTTAAGGGCTTAAATTAAGCCGATTCTAACAATTAAAAAGGGTAAATATTATGAAATTTCAAATAGATTTTAATATTTTAAAAGCTTTAAATGTTTTAACAGCAAAAAAAGACATCCGTTATTATCTTAACGGTGTTTACGTTGAAATAAATCAGAACGGCGCCTATTTTGTCGCAACCGATGGACATAAAATGGGTATTTATCATAACGATGAAATAAAATCGGATGCACCGATTGAGCACGTTATTCCCAGCACTTTAATCGATCAAGCTTCTAAAGTGATTAAGAATATAAGCTTAATTGATTTAGATTTGAATCCCATGATCGAGATCAATTATCTACATAATACTTTTAAAGCGCCTGCGATTGATGGGAAATATCCAGATTTTCGCAAGGTTATCCCAGAATCATTAAACAATGAAATCGCTCAATTTGATCCCGATTTTCTTATGCAGTTTAAAAAATGCGCTTGTATTTTAAATGATGTTAAAAATTGCGATATTGCAATCGGGCATAACGGGCATAGCGGAAGTGTGATCGATATTCAAAACACCAATTTTTTAGGTGTGATTATGCCTTATCGATCAAAAGCGGACTTCAATGCTTATAAAAAGCCCCTATGGATCGATTATAAGCCCGAAGCACCGATTGAAGAGCCCTTAAGAGCCGTTGCATAGTGCTAACTTATAACCCGTTAAAAGATTAGCGGGTTATAGGATTATCATTATTGATAATCATTTTCTAACTATAAAAGGGAGTATTTACCATGAAATTTATATTTCATTCTGATTCTGGACATGGATGGACTGAAGTGGACATTGATCTACTTCATAAACTCAATATTCAAGACAAAATAACCACTTATTCATATATTAGGGGAAATAAAGCATATCTGGAAGAAGATTGCGACACGGGAACCCTGATCCAAGCTTTAAAAGCGATCAACGAGCCCTTCGAGATCGAAGTTGATCTTTATAAAGATTACTCGCCTATCCGTGAGTATAACCGTTACACCTTTTCTAACATGGGAGCTTAATTATGAATAGCATTTTTATAGCAGTAAAAGTGAATCCTACTTTTCCAAGTTGTGATGATGTCATCGCGTTTAAAACCCGTGATGAATGTGATGAGTTTTGCAGTGAATTTGAAGATTATGAGCCGATGGGGACATCGGTTTATAACCTTAAGGAAGCCCGTGAATTATTTAGCGGGTTTCCGATTGATGAAATTATGACAAACACTGACGCGATAGGAGCTTAAAAATGAATGATATTAAAAGGATTGTTTCATGGGATTTAAAAATAGAGATTGAATGGGAAGATGGGATTACTGAAACGTTAAGTTTTCCAGAGCATTTAGCCCGTTATGTAGATGAGTTTTTATTGGAGATAGAAGAATCCCGCGTTGTGAGATATGCAGACGATGGATGGACTTGTGATCGATTTGAACCAGCGAAGGAAGGGGCTTAATCATGGCATTACATAATTTAGATGAGTATTTTGTTTATGATTTAGCGGACAAAATTTATTGGGAAGTGCTGGATGTATTAAAAATAGAGCATAAGTGCGTAGAAGTTGATCCCGATGATCCAGAAGGCACCAAAAATACAGAATTAGGCATGGAGCTTTATTTTGCGATAGAAAACATAATTGAAAGGAGTTTAAAGGATGACTAAATTATACTCGGTGGCATTATTTCATCAGGTGTGGATTGATGTAGAAGCAGATAGTGAAGATGACGCGATAGATTATGCGCGCCATGCTAACTATACCCTAGATTTAAAGCAAGGGGAAAAAAATAGCCCTAATATAACCATTGTAGGCGTGGAATATTATGATATGGAACCTGTGGTATATGAATACCCAGACTAAATACAAAGGAGACCAATATGTCGTTATTAGGGGCTTATTGTTTAGGACTTGTAATAGCAGGAGAGGCGGGGAGTGATCTTACGCCTATGGAAACTAAAATAGCGGTAGGTATGGTTTACTATCGTAGGGCAGAGTTTAAACATAACCGATTATGTGAGGTCATTAACAAAAAATGGTCAAGTGAATACATAACGCGTTTAAACATGGGGGAATATTCTTACCCAGATAGTAAAACCATTTTAAAGAACATGATTATTGCTCAAAAAATAATCAACATGGACATTAAAAAAGATTACTCGCGTGGGGCTACACATTTTCATGACACCACGATTAAAAATCCGTGGGGTTTTAAAAAGGTAGGTCAGCTAAAAGCATATCCGAATGATCTTATTTTTTACTAGGGGACAAAAATGCAACATTTAGACCGAGAATTGCTCATTATTTGTGCAATTTGCCTTATTTTGATGATTTACACAAAAGTCATCAACATAGAGATTGTTATATAGCCCTAAAACACACAAAAACATATCTAAAACACATTTTTGGTTTGTAGATATATCTTTGCTTGTCTTTAGGTGTAAAAGTGTTTTGTAGGTGATTTGTGTGAGTGATTTTTAAGACTGCTTAATTTTTAATCACTCTATTATAATATTATATATGAGATATATAAAATAGTAGTATTAAAACCATTTTAATAATGAATATAAACATAGTTTATATTCATAGTTATTAATACTCTAATATTATAAGCGAGTGATAAGTTATCCACAGGTTATCCACAACTTATCCACAGGTTATCCACAGATAGCTTTTTAAAGATGTTCTAAAATTAAAAGGGGATAATTTTATGAAAATCATAAATTTAAGTCATTTGCTATGTAAAGTATGCTTTACACTTTTATTAACAGGGTGTGCCGAAATAGCTACAAGTGTGGCTATTAATTCTGGGGTGCAATATGCTGGGGAACGCTATTTGATCGCACACCAAAGCCCTGTAATTAAGTGCCATGTCTTTAATGTTATCAAGGGTAACAAGATGTGTAGGGTGAGCATGGTTTATATGGTCAAATATAAAACTCGAAAAAAAGCTTGACAAGGTAAATATAATCATTTAATTTGATAACACACTAACTTTCTAACTAGGGGACATTATGATTAGTCGTAAAATAAGAATCTGTATTGACTGCATACATTTTGAACATTCCAATGAATTAGGATCGGTGTGTAAGAAAACACCTATACTTGATTTGGTGACTGGTGACAAAACTTATCTAGCTTGTTCACATCATCGTCACTCTGGAAATTGTGGGACTGCTGGTCAACACTTTGAACCCATAGCAAGTAAAGTAAGAGAATACCAATGGGACAGCACATTGGAAAACAATCCATTTTAACTATAAGGGGAAACATCATGAAAAAAGTAATCATAGCAACTGGAATCGTATTAGCACTTGTAGCCTTAAAAGCCTATGCGTGCTACACACAAACTTATATCGTAGATGGTCGAATCATTAACTGCACAACTTGCGGTAATGTGACTAACTGCTTTTAAACCGTTTAAACAATCTAACTGGGGATAACTATGGAAATTGTATTAAATGAGATTAGGTCTCAAATTGAAACCGTATCCAATGCCTTGCGTGTTGATGATATGAAGCTCAATGTCAAAATCAATCATCTTGATGATCGTGTCAAAAAACTAGAAAAACTACTTGAAACCCTTACAGATATTTTATGGGAGATGAAACATGGCAAATGATCGTGATGATTTTCTACCGGAAGTAAGAAATAGCGCTTGGTGGGCGTCTGACACTCGTCAAGTCATGAATGGCAAAGCTGTTGAGGTCATCATGCAAAAACAAGGCAAAATTGATCCCCCTGATTTGTCTCAAATAGAGGCTGTTCAGATGGGTCATGTCATGCAACCCATTATTGGTAGGTTAGCACAAGATAAACTAAAAATGGAGTTAAAAGATGCGGATTACCCTCTCACACATCCTGACCATAGTTGGCTACGTTCCCATTTCGATTTTATTTCTACTGATGGTCGAGTATTGGTCGAAGCAAAAAATTACAACATTAATTCACGAAATAAGTTTGATGTGGAAACTAATAGGATTCCTCCTGCTGATTATGCTCAAATTCTACACGAGGCAACCGTTCATCGAGTTGATCGTGTCATTCTGGCTGTCTTATTTGGTGGTCAAGAATTTCAGACGTTTGATTTCACATTCACAGACGAGGAAAAAGAAAACCTAATCAAAGATATGGCTATTTATTGGGGTCATGTCAAAGCTGACACACTCCCAGCACCAGAAACCTTGGAAGCAACCAAATTGATCTATCCAAAGGACAATGGTCAATCTGTGATCGCTACACAAGCCATGGAAACAGCCATAGCTCAATTAAAAGAGATTAAAGGGCTTGTGAAGCAATATGAAGAGAAAGCAGAACAAATAGAGACTGCTATACGAGCCTCTATGCAAGATTACGCTGATATTGTAAGCGTAAGTGGTGAAACACTTGTGACATGGCGTGCTGCTAAGCCATCAAAGCGATTTAGCTCTGATCTGTTTAAACAGTCTATGCCAGAAGTGTATGAGCAATTTATAGTAGAAATGCCGGGGTCAAGGCGGTTCCTTGTCAAATAATCTAACTTTTAGGGGATAAAAAATGGATTCACAAGCAAGAGAAATTTTGTCACACTTAAAGCAACATAAAACAATTACAGCCATTGAAGCATTGAAGCTTTATGGATGTTTTAGGTTAGCAGCTCGTATTTATGACTTAGCTCAACAAGGAAATGAGATCGATTGCAAAATCGTGAAAATTTCTGGGAGGGGGGGAGCCAAACGAATTGCTGAATATTCTTTAAGAAAGGCAGCGACTTAATATGAAAGAATTTGTAGAAAAAGCTAGAAAGTTATATCCAGAATCAGTGCGTATGCAATTGGATTGGATACTACAAAAGGAAGAGATTAGGGCTAGGAATATGCAACCCTATATCAATACAACAACATGGAGCAACATTAAAAAGATTTCTAACCACAGGGGAGTAAAAATAAGATGAGCAACATCATTCCGTTTGAAGAAATGAAAGGCATGGCAGACGCCATAGCCAAATCAAAGCTGTTCGGTATGCAAACACCTGAACAAGTCCTAGCACTCATGGCAATCGCGCAAGCTGAGGGGCTGCATCCTGCCATGGCTGCACGGGACTACCACATTATCCAAGGCAGACCAGCATTAAAAGCTGATGCCATGCTTGCTAGATTTCAAAGCGCTGGGGGTAAAGTGGAATGGAAAGATTATACTGATGAGAAAGTCACTGGTATATTCTCCCATCCCAACGGCGGTTCGATTGAATTGACATGGACACTCGAACAAGCCAAGCGTATTGGTTTAGCTGGCAAGGATAATTGGGCTAAGTATCCTAGAGCTATGTTAAGAGCTAGGGTAGTCAGTGAGGGTATTCGAACTGTATTTCCAGGGTGTGTAGTTGGCACCTACACGCCTGAGGAGATACAAGACTTCGATAGCAAGCCACAAGAAGTTGATGTCACTCCTACCATCCAAGCCATCACTAGAAAAGCTGGAGACTTTGATGACATGAAGGATGACAAACCTTTCAATGAACTATCTATTCCTATCTTTATTCCTGGAAGTGATGAGCCTTATGCTCAGTATGCTACCAACAAGGAATGGATCACAGCCTATACAGATTTGTATAGAAAGATATGGACAAGTGCCAAGTATTCACTAGAGGATAAAGGACACAAGCTTGATGATTTAAGAGATGCCAACATCGATTTAATCCACAAGCTATCAGCATTAGAACAAATAGAAATTACAAAAATAACAACATCAATTAGGAAAGGCGAATAGTCATGGCAGAGTTTATACACAAACCCGGCACAGGAAGTTTATTAACCAATAAGAATATGAAGTCAGAGAAGGCACCACACTTCACAGGTAAGCTTGTGATTAAGCGTGACTACAAAGCTGGCGACACAATTCAATTAGGTGCATGGCAACGCACTAATGCTAATGGCACTCTCATTACTTTATCAGAGGATACATACCGCTTCGATCAGCAACAACAAAGACAAGCTCAGTATCCTAAGGAAGTAAACACAAGAGAGTTTGATGATGAGGATGTGCCCTTTTAGTGGTCACATTAAATTTGCCTTATCCTCCATCAGTCAATAACTATTGGATAGCATCAGGACATAGACGATTCATCTCGGCTCGTGGCAAAGCGTTTAAACAAGCTGTCTGGTTAGAGATCATACAAGCTAAAGCCAAGACATTTGGAGATGAATTACTAGAAGTTCACATCGACTTATATCCTAGAAACAAAAGGTTAATGGATATAGATAATTGCTGTAAATCTATTTTAGATGCACTGCAAGATGCAGGCTTGTATAATGATGACAAGCAAGTCTATCGTCTAGTGATTGAACGCAAAGAAATCGTATCAGGTGGTGGGGCAATTGTTAGAGTTGATCGTTATAAAACCCCCCAAGCCTGAATGGGAAACCACGCCCTGTGGTTAGTTAGAACGTTACGAGGAGACGTTTCAGGTATCCTCACTTATTTTATTTAAGGGGATTTGTATGGCAAAAGTATTTATCGCAACACCTATGTATGGTGGTCAATGTTATGGCTACTACACTCAATCAATTTTAATGCTTCAAAGAGTATTAGATCAGAACAGTATTGAATCTATCTTTAGCTTTATGTTTAATGAATCCCTTATTACTAGGGCTAGGAACGCTCTGTCGCATGGCTTTTTAAATAGTGATGCCACACATCTTATGTTTATTGATAGTGACATACGATTTAATCCTAATGATCTAGTTAAGATGATTGAGGCTGACAAAGAAATTATCTGTGGGTTGTATCCTAAAAAAGAAATTAACTTTCCAAGCTTACAAAAAGCTATTCAGAATAATGTTAAGACAGAAGAGTTAAAGTATTACACAGGTTCTTTTGTGGTGAATCTTGTAGGCTATGCTGGTGAAACAGTGGTGCCATTGAATGACCCAGTTGAGATATGGAATGGTGGCACAGGCTTTATGCTCATCAAACGTGAAGTGTTTGAGAAGTTAAAGGATGTATGCCCTACATATAATAATGATGTGACTGATTTAGGAGGATCGATAAAGGCTCAGGCTCCCATCGTGGAATACTTTGCGACTTCGATTGAACCAGAAACCAATAGGTTACTTTCTGAGGATTATCATTTTTGTCGTATAGCACGTTTAAACGGGATAAAGGTATGGGGAGCTCCATGGGTTCGTCTAGCTCACGTTGGGACATATACGTTTGAAGGACAGCTAGTCCCTGCTCCTTAACGTTTAGATTTTCTAGCTGTCTTTGCTGATTCTTTAAATGCTTTAGCTGTTGGGGCACCTTTAGTTCCAGGCGCTCTCATACGTTCACCAGAACCTTGAGCTATGCGTGCTCTTTTTTTATGGATATTTGCATATAAACCTGGCTTCATCTTCCACACCCCCATCGTCTTAATGATGCTGCTTTTCTTGTAGGTCTGCCTTTGCTATCTTTCATAGGTCCAGGCATCCCAGACATTCTAGCACAAAAAGATTTCTTACGAGCTACATCTCTTTTTGTTTTAGGATTAGGTGCTGGAGGTTTTAACTTAGAGCCAGTAGCACGATTGTATTTAGCTCTGCCTTTAGCTGTTAAGCCTGCACCTTTAGATACAGGTAACTTCTCACCACGACCAATAGATAAACTAACTGCCATATTTTTTAGTCCCAAAGTTGTCAATGATTAAAGCCATCTTACGAGGTTTATCTTCCTTGCGATTAGGGATAGAGATGTGTGTCCATGAATCAAATTCTCTTATCACTTGGTCATAAGGTAGATCACTCTTAATGATAGCACGCACTACTTCATCTGGTGTCATACCAGTTACTCTTATATCAGCTGCACATCCCATACAATGCTGTGATGTTTTGCTACCACCTACAGAAGCATTGACTTTAGGTGCACGATAAGCAGAGTTAATTTTAATAGGCTTTCCTAGCAAAGCTCGCACATCTTCTAGGAATAGAGCCAATCTTCTTAGATTGTATAAAGCAATATTGTCTGGTGTATTGTTTAGATTTTTGCGAGAGGCTGTTTCACTTACAGTTAGTTCCTCTAACGTAAAGTGTTCTGACAAGTTCATTTCTTAATCTTCATCAACTCATCTGTTTTGTCTTTACTACCTTGACTTGAGCCAAAGTAAAAGCCAACCACTTGACCAGCTGTTGCAGTCACAAAGCCTAATGCAAAGATCACAATGTTCTCTTGACTATCTGGAATGTTAATAAACATTACAGCACCTACTAAGATGAAAGCAATCGTCACCACACTCAAAGCTAAGATAGGTACTAACAATCTTTCTAACCAATGAGCATCAGCTTTGTTAGCCATAGTCATATACATCTTGCGAGCATCTTGTTTATCTTCTACTTCTTTAGCAAACATAAACTCTTCATGCTTCATAGCTTCTACTTTAATAGATTCTAGTTTTGCTGCACTTAAGCCTTCACCTTCATCTGGCATAAGATCAATGCCAAGTTTGTCTTGTACATAATCCACACCTTTATCAAGGACTGAATCAACTACCTTATGTAGTCCAGCGCCTGCAAGTTGTGTAAGGATAGGGGCTAATAGAGGTAACATTATTTACCTTTAGTTGTAATAGAATCGTTGCCTTTGGTGACTGTAACCTTGTTACCTTCAACTACCACAGACATGGGTATATCTTCTTTATCTAAACGAGCCACAAGGTCTTTAATGACTTCAATTTCTGGTCTCTCTTCTTTGTCTTTAGTTCCAGTAATACCAGTTAAGATACCAATAAGAGCCATAGCTGCAGTAGATACTAAACCAATCACAGGCGTTAAAGCTTCAGCCTGTAAAAACATAGCTGCAAATACTCCTACACAAACGAGGAATACAATCATAGGCATACCAAACTTTCCTATGAATCTACTTGCTTCTTCTCTTGCGGTCTCTTGCATAATTACAAACCTTCTCCAGGCATGATGTATAACTCTGCGTTGTTATGTGGAGAAATGATGCGTACATACACAGTTTTAGTTGGGCTACATTGTGGACCAGTAAATACTTTCTCAGTGTATGGTGGGATAGCTACCACTGCAGCACCATTAGCATCTGGAATGGTTGCAGTAATATTAGCTGTTTGACCATAAGCTACAAATACTGGATTGTCTTTATTTGGATTAAACACAAGGTATTGATTAGAAGGACTAGTCGCACTAATAGTGACTACGTTACCTTGCGTATTGGAGGCAGCTGCAGTTGCAACCACACAGTTTCCCATAGGTTGAAAAGCAATATTGTTAGCCATGACTAGTAGGTTCCTTCTTTTTTATTCTTAAAGTATGGAGCCTTGAAAGGTGTTGTACCTGTGGTTGTTTTGCCTTGATCGCCAAAAGCAAATACACTTCTAAAGCCACCTACAGGAGGCTTGCCTGGTGTCCATGCTGGTTGAACTGTCTTAGCATCACATGGTGTTTGTGGGCGAATAGCTTTAGCGCCACCAGGATACTCACTCTTCTCGTTCTCTGTCTCGTTGTTGTACTCTTCCACTTTTAGTCTCCTTATTTCGAATTAGTAGGTAAGCAAAGACTGCAAATATGATCTCTGTTCCTAGTCTTATTAGCTCTGGCTCTTGCATAATCCACAGTGACAGAACGAAAGTTCCTGCTAATGCTAAGATCGTCAATAGCCTGTCCGTGATAACGCTCAGTGCCAATCGCACCATTTGTACTGCATCCATTTTTATCCCCTTTTAATAAAAAAGCAATCATAGTATAGCACTAATCTTTTTGCTCATCATCAGCTTCATCATCAATATCCATGAAAGCTGCACCCCACTCATCATCTTTCATTTTGAGTTTGATAGCTTCTAGCTTGAGTGATCTATCTAATACTTTAGTTTTATCTGTTAGGGATGCCATCGGATCATTCATTACAGTTCTTAGTAACTGACTAATCGCATCTTCTAAATCCGGGTTTATCCCCTTCTCCCGTTTTTTAGCCATTATCGTGTAGTTTTTCTACCACGCTTCATAGTCTTAACTGCACCATAAGCACGTTTACCCATAGCTTTTTCCATGCCTTTGCTTTCATCACGTCTGTCTTTCATTGACTGTGATTTAGAACCATCACGCATGGATAATGATTCATCCATTCTATCGTTGTAACCTTGTTTCATATTATCTCCTTGATTTTCTAGTTGGTTTCATCATAGGCTTTGCCATAGGTCTTGCATTTTTCATGGCTTGGTCTCTGATTTGTTGTAGGGCAGGATTACTTCTAGCATATTCATTTTCAAACTTTATGTTTGATTTATCAATCATGCCTTCTTTCATTCGGTTATCATTTTCCATAGTTTCTTTCATCGTTTGCTCCCACGTTTAGATTTACCAGCTTTACGGAAAGCAATAGCCACAGCTTGTTTAACAGCCATGCCTTTGTTCTCTGGTCGGCTAGTACCAATCTTTCCTACTTTTTTAAATTTGCGTACCATCTCAGCAATATTGGCTCCAATGGTTTTTTTGCTTGAACCTTTCATTAATGGCATATTAAAAATCTCCAAAGGGTGTTCTCATTCTTAAAGGATTACTTACTCCATACCAATTTATAGCAGCAGCACCTGCAGCACCAGCTCCTGCATATTTTAGTATCTTTTTAGCTATCTCTTTTCTCGATTCATTAGCTATCATTGTGTTAGCATATTTTTGAGCTGCATCATAAATACCAGATTCATTTAGCCATCCAGCATTATTTGGGTCTGCAAGATAACTTTTAATTTGTTGAGGAGTTTTGTTTTGAAATAAAGTAGCTGAGTAATCAGCAGCTAAGTCTTTAACAAATTGATCGTTTTCAACTGTAGATTTCAATTCTTTTACAGAATCTCTTGTAGAAAAAAATCTTTTAGCAAAATCTTCAGTATCAATAGCTAATTCTTTAGGATCGTATTTTTCCTTATTTAAAATTTTTCTCATCAAATTTGTTTCATAAGGTTTAAGTTTTTGAGATGCTAATTTATATGCTTCATCAGCTTGAGCATATTCTGGGCTCCATCTATAAATAGCTCTTTCTAACTTATCAACAAGTTGCCTTCTATAGTTTGCATCTAAAGCGTTATAACCTCTTTCAATAGCACCAGGCTCATTCACTTGTCTTAAATATCTTAACTCTTCTATAACCGCTTCAATGTCTTTTTGTTTAACAGACTTAGGAGTAGTTTCATAGATAGCTCCTCTAGGCAATTCTTTCTTAACTCTTTCTCCACCTCTAACTAAAGGAGAGATTTTATTAATTAAGTTATCCACAGCCTTTACATAGTCCTCACCTTTTAAGAATGACTGACCATCACCTGTGTATTGTTTTGATCTTTCTAATTCATTTATTAATGATCTACCTGCATCTGATTCTGCAAATGAATCACCTGCTTCCTGTCTTGCTCTAGCAATATCTTTAGCTCTATTATATAAAGTGTCAGCCTCTTGTTTTCTAGCATTGTATTTACCTTGAGCAATCTTAGGTATTTCAGATTTAATTCTTTCTCCTAACTCAACATATCCAGTAGGGCTACCTACAGGCTCACCTTTAATAAATCTCCTCGCGCCTTTAACAAGAGCAGGTACAGCTTCAAATCCTGTTTGTAATACAGCACCTAAAGTTCCTTGAGCAGCAGCTTCTTTAGCTCTTTCTCCTACTCCTCCTGGTGTAGTTGCAGCACCTATGCCGGCAGCTGTACCAGCAGTCTCAGCAACTCTACCTAGTTTTGTAGTAGCTTCTGGAACTTTTAATCCTCTAAGTCCTTTTGTAACTGCACCAAAAGTTCCTAAGTATGGACCAGCTTGACCTACAATAGCACCAGCAGGGCTAATCTCTTCTGCTTCTTTGACTTGTCTTTCTCCAGATTCATATAATTTTTTACCAGCTTCTCCTGGTAATAAATCAACAACACCACCTACTAATTTTTTAGCTTCACCAACAGCACCCTTGCCAACACTCATTTTGTATTTTTCTGGCAAAGATGTATAAGCTTTAATTTGTGGAGGAATTAAAATGTCTGGTAATTTTTCTTTGATAGGCTCAAATAAAGATGGTTTCTTTTCAGGCACAAGATCAGCATAAGGATCACTTGCAATATCCCCTACTGTTTTTTGATTAGGAACTAAATCTTCATAACCTTCCATTATAAATCCTGTCCTGTTCTTTGTTTAAATCTTTCTCTTACTTTTGCTTGGTCAGCACCTTGTTTGATAATTGATAATGCTTTTTGTCTTTCTGCATTAATATCAATTGGTTGTTCTTTTCTATTAAGATTTAATCTTTCTCTAATAAAAGTTTGTTTTTCTGGTGTAATGCCAAACTTACTTAAAGTATTAATATCTCTATTTGCAATATCATTGTAAACAGATATAGCACTTACTGGAGATAAATTCTCAACACCAATTACTCCTTTTTGTAAGTAAAGTTCTGACACCAATACTCTACTTCCTCCTGATGCAGCTAAAGCTCTAGCATTGATAACATCCACAGCCTTCTTAGCTACTGATCTTACTTTTGCAATTTCATCTGGAGATAAATTTTTAACATCAATTTGATCTGCTTTATTTTGTAATGCAGTTACTCCAACTTGAGCATCTTGATTTTGATATTGTTGAGGTAAATATTTATCAATGTTTTGAATAAATGAGCTCACCACACCAGCACCTTTTGCATTAAGTTTAGATATATCATCTGCTAATTCTTTAGTAAGTTTTGCAGATTCAATGGTTGATGCTACAGCTGCAATTTCTTTTCCACCAAGTCTTTGAACTTCATTTTGATCAAACCCATAATTTTGCATTAAGCCATACATTTGACCTTTAACATCTTTATACTCTTTTAATTCATCAGTTTTTTTAGCTACTCTTTCTTTTTCTTTTTGCATAATCTCATAAGCTTTATTAATAGCTTCGACATTATTTTTAGCTAATTCAACTACAGCTGCTAAACCATATTTATCTTTATATTTTGAAAAAAAATCAGCATTGTTTTGATAGAATAAATTTTCTGCCTCTTGATTAGCTGCTTTAGTATCAATAGCTGCAAGCTCTGCAATTTGTTTTAAACGAGTAGAAAGTGTGTCAGCTTTTATTTTTAATGCTCTTAAGTTAGTATCAAAAGTATCTTTCTCACGTTTGTACAAATCAGCACGACCTTTTTGATAGCCAGATAACATACCATTCATAGCTGTCATAGCTTGAACAGCATTTTCTTTTCCAGAACCACCAATTGCAAAACCTATTACACCAATTAAACTAAACAAACCACCAAGGTCTTTAGCATTATCTTGAGTAGGAATAAACTCTGCGTTAGCTAATTCATCTTCAATTTTTCTTAACTTTGTAAATTCAGGAGAGCCTTCAATAGCAGCTTTTTCAGCTTTGTAAGCCTCTGACATACGCTCACCCATTTTAGCTTTGCCAATAGATTCTTGAGCTTTTACTTCAGATGCAAAAATATCTTTTTCTGCTTGAGCTTTTTTTTGAGATTCTAAAAATGGTTGAACATCTTTTAAATACTTAGCTGCATCACCAGTTATACCTGAAGGTATTTTAGGTTGAGTAGGGGTAATAGACATTTGATCTACTGCAACTTCTGGAGGTGCCTCTTTATCTTGAAACATAGGAGGGTTAATATCTGTAAATTCTCTTAATGAAATAGCCATATAAGTTATGCCCTAGAAGGTTGCACAGAACTACCATACACAGTTCTAGCAATATTATTAAAGTAATTACCAGTTAATTCATTAACATAACGATCTGCTTCTAAACCAGTCTTGATTGCGCCTAGTGCAATATTGTCACCAATACCTAAAATCTTAAGACCATAGTCATATTGATTTTGTAACAATTCATTTCTTAACATAGCTAATTGAGTAGCTATTTGTTGAGCTCCAACGCCACCGCGAGATTCAACACCTTGAGATAATCTTGCTTGAGCTGCTTGATAAGCTTGTAAGTTAGATGGTGTTAATTCACCACGTTCTGCTCTACCCACAAGGTCTCTACCACGAGCTAGGTATGGAGCTGCTACAGCTTGAGTTTCTCTCTTAGCTTCTTGACCTTGCTCTCTAGCTTGTTTAGCAGTTCTAGCACCACTAATAGCACCTAATCCTGCAATACCTAATTTGCCTAAAACTTCTGGATTAGTTAAATATTCTTTTAACTTTTCTGTAAACCCACGATCTTGAGTTACACCACCTCTAGGAATTTCAATAGCATCTCTAGGAAGTTGAGGAATACCAACACCTGGTCTTTCTCCTGTAGGTGTTCTTAAATCCATAAGTGATTCAATAGGTTGCAATTCTCTTGGAGTTTCACCAAATGAAATGCCACCTGCAAATCCACTAGGAGCCTCAGGGGCAGCAGAAACAGCTGAGGGTGAGTAATCGTAGCCGCCTCCTGTATAGTAGTCTGGTTCATATCCACCACCAGTAAATGAGAAATCAGGAGCATAAGATGCAGTAGGTGTATATTCTGGTAAGCTAGATGACATAAATGATGGGTAGCCACCTGTGTCTGTAGGAGTATAGTAATCCTCATAAAACTCTGGTAAACCAGTGTCTGGATTAATTGTACCTGCACCACCATCACGTTTTAATTTCTCTGCTTCTTTAGGTGTAATGTGAGCTAGTATGGTATCTGGACCACGACCTTTTGATTGAATTACTTGAGCTAATGCAGGAAGTGATAAATCTCCCATTACATCCAATCTTAATGTTTCTAATATTTTAGCCATACTTAGCCTCCTACCTCATCTGAAAATTTAAGTGATGCAGTATTCCATACTGCTTGTTGTTGTCCTTTACCTTCTGTACCAAATAATGGTGCACCAGGATCGCCTACTCTTAATGCTTGTGCTAATGCTGAAGCTGCGGCTGGATTAACAGCAGAGCCTTCACCTGTCACTGCTACACCAGGAGCTGCCCCTGGAGCCGGACCAGTGCTTTGTGTAGTAGGTTGTCCACCAAATCCTAAAGCAGAAGCCAATGTAGGTTTTAGTGCATCAGAGGCTAAATCAGTTGCAGCTGGACCAGCAGCACCAATAGCTCTTTCTACAAAGCTAGGGTTATATTGCATACTTGGAAGAGTATCAAATGTTCTAGTTCCAAATGGAGAGGTAGGAGCTACAGTCTCTGTAGTGCCAAATGGTGAAGTAGGAACTTGTTGACCCACTTGTAATCCACTTGGACCAGCTTGTTGAGTTGTTGTAGTGCCTGGAAATTGTTGTTTGACTGCTTCTAAACCAGATGAAATGCCTGCTTGTAATGCAGCACCAGCGCCACCCATTACACCACCTTTAAGTGCTGTACCAACATCACCTGTTTGAACTAATGTGCCTGTAAAACCACCAGCTGCAGAGCCAGCAACTTTACCTGCAGTATCACCAAATGAGCTTGCAACTTTACCACCTACAGCACCACCCACAGCACTACCTAATGCACCAGCAGCACCTGCTTTAATAATGTCGCCAAAGTCACCACCTTGAATTGCAGTAGATGCCATTGAAATAGCAGCAGCTGATACAGGAGCTGGTAAACTAGCAATCACTCCTGGTAAAGGAACACCTGTTACAGCTAATGCTGCAGTAGCTAATATAGGATTTTCTGCTACAGCCTCAACTACATCACCTACGGCTTCAGCTACACCACTTACTACACTACCTATTGCTTTGGCTACTCCACCCATTATAGTTCTCCGTCTCGGTCTGGACCTAATTTAATAGTGCCTATCCATCCATCAACACTTTGCTTAATGTTGTATCCCATTTCTGGGTAAGGCGGGTTTTTAGATATTGTTCTGAAAATATTAACAATAGTAGGATCATAAAATTCTGTAATAAGTGTGTCATAACCCATGTCATAACAAGCTTTGATAAATAACCAACTACTATTGATGTAATTTAATGCGGTGTCTGCGTTTAAAGCACGAAATGTGCCAACACGACCATGATCGTAATGGACAATAAATAAGGTATTGCCTTCACGAATGAATTGAGTGCCTGGTTGTTGTAACTCTTCTGCTATGGATTTGTAAACTTGATCGTAGGAATAAGGGGAACGAATATTCATCACTGCTTTTTGGATAATTTTATCCGTATCAAGCAAATCTTTTGAACTATCTACCATTTCAGCCATATCAAATCCTTGTATTAAATATTGCAGCTGAATATATATTACCCATTCCAGCAGCTAAAGTCATAACATATCCTTCTGGAACAGAACTATTTTCTGATAAAAATATTGTATCATGTTCTGTCCGATTTGGTATCCCCGGAATAAATCCTTTGCCCATATCATCAAATAACATTAGTGTTTCTAAAAGCCCACTAGCACCCATGGTATGCCCAATCTTTTGTTTGTAGGATGTGGCTACAAAATCAGGAATTTTTTTGGTGGTGGCTTGTCGTTCTGAAATATTATTAGACCGGGTGCCTGTCCCATGAGTTTTTATAATCTTTACCTCATCTGCAGTCACTTTAGAGTGGTGTAAAGCACCCTCTATAGCTCTAATAAACCCCTCACCATCTTCCCTTTGCCCTATCGCATTGTCTAGTTGTTCACCTGCAGAATAAGCGCCTTTTAATTCAGCAATAGGAGTAACTCCTAACTTATCCACAGCACGCTCTGACATAAACACTGCTAAAGCTGCACCTTGCCCTACATAAAACCCATAATTCTTACTATCAAAAGCAGAAGGCTTAATACCATCTTCTGTTAAGATAGCTTTAGATTCACCAAAGAAATCTAAAGTAGAATTAGCTATTTGATCTTCTACTGCAAGTACGACCACTCGGTCATAGTTATAATAGTCCATCAAAACTTGCACATCCATCATCACTTTGACACTTGATGCACACGCACTCGTGTCTGTCATGATTAAATCGTTAGCTCCAAATGACTGAGCTATCCTACCTGCATACACTTGAGTTAATGTAAAAGGTAAAAACTTATATACATAACTCAACTGTGTATCTTTTACTTTTCTAGGATTAATCCCAGCAAAGTTGGTATTACCTGCAGCTAAGATAAAAGCAGTTTTGCCAATTGGCTTTTCTCTTATCTCTGTTGCTAATACTTGGTCTAGCACTTTGTCAGCTACTAGGTGTGGTACATAAAAGACACCAGTGCCAACTCTTTTATACGTCTCAGGGAACCAATGCACCCTTTGAGGAAATGCTAAATCTTCTAAATAGTCTATGTGTTCACTATATGCTTTTCTGCCATGGGTTAAATAAATTTTCATTTAATTTCCCTTACTGCATCCTCTACAGATGCTGGCTCTTTAGTTTTATGGATTTCCAGAAAATCGAAAATTTCCTGGGGGGTGGCGGGCAACATCGTTTTTGCCACTTCCTCCTCAATCCCATACAATTCACTAAAGTAAACACATATCAAAATCGTGTCTAAACTGTCTATATTTGCCTCTTTAAAAGGCGTTTCTAAGCTTGCAATAGGCGTATAAGTCAAATGTATAGGTTTAGCTATACGAGCTACTGCATTAAAAAGCTCTAATTTATCCATTTCTATCCCCAAAAATGAATTATGTTAAACTTAATGAAGCTGCGATTTGTTGATGGATGTATAAATGTGATGCCACCCAGTCATACCAATCCTCTTCTTTATTTACATCTACATCTAGCAAGTTAAATGGATTATTAAGTCCTAGTAAACTAGCAAATGCTTGGTGCTCTACTTGATGAGCTAAAAGCCAATCATCAATATTGTCTATGTTAATGTCAATCAAAGGAAATACAGGAACTGTAAAACCTTGATCCATCAATGTCTCTTGAAATAGTTTATGTTGTAAACCATTCTCAAAAGCAAATTCGGCAAGTGAATCCACATCACCAAATTTTACAATGGATAGCGTTGCCATGTCGATAGAGCTACCCTCTTTTCTTTTTCTTATTTTTACTAAATATCTCGTCTCTTATAAGCACATACAGTTTAAACAGTGTGTAAATTAATGTAGCCCATAACACAGCTGAAGATAAAGTTAAGTGCCCTAAAATAGCACCTACCCATATTAGTAATAAATCCCATATTGATTCGTGATTGTGTGTTGGTTCCATTTTATACGCCATAGTAAGGAACCTTTTTAGCAGTTCCATTAATGTTAATTGTTAAATAACCTTCAGGTACTAAAGGTAAACTATCAGTTGCAAATGTAGCACTAGAACTTGTAGTAAGGTTAGCATTTAAGTTTGATGTAATTGTAACATTAGAAGCAGACACATTAGTGACTGCAACATCTCCACCTGTGATTGCTACAGCATTAGCATTTTGTGTAGCCATGGTACCAAGACCAGTGACATTACCACTTGGAATTGAAATAGCTACATTAGATGCAGCAGTGGCTCTACCTTGAGCATCAATAGTAATTTGAGATACATGAGTTGCATTACCATAAGTGGCTGCAACAACGGCTGTGTTAGCTAAATCTAAAGTAACATTAGCTGTTAATGCACCACCACCACTTAATCCTGTGCCAGCTAAAACATTGACTGTATTAGGTACAGCACCAGATACAGCTCCTACACTAATTGCAATCGCTTGATTAGAAGCAGAAGTTAATTGACCTTGTGCATTAACTTCAAATTGAGCTACTGTAGAAGCATTACCATAAGTAGCAGATACCACAGTTGTGTTAGCAATTGAAATAGTGCCTGTAGTTGTGATCGGACCACCAGTTAATCCTGTGCCTGTAGCAACATTACTTACATAAGTAACTTCAGAGTTATCTACTTTTTGCCATACAGTACCATTGAATATTGCCCAATCACCTACACCCCAATCTGTAATTCCATTAAGGTTTGTAGAGCCAGCCGTAGATACCACATAATAATTATTAAGTGTGCCTACACTAGAAGTAAGTGTAGGTGTGTTTGTGTTAGCATTCCAAGTTCCTTGATATGTCAAGGTTCCTGTAGCTACTCCACCTCCGGCTACTTTTAACATGATCTCTCCTTATAGTCCGTCACCTGGAGTGATGTAAACCACAGCAGTGCCAGAAGATGTTTGTCCAGTAAAATAAGCATTAGGTACAAAAGTTAGAATTTCATCTGTGCTAGGAAGCAAAGGTAAACTTGTAGCTACATTAGCTGCATTGTTTGCTGCATCACTTGCACTTGTTGCATAACCTAGAAATACAGTTACTGTACCTGTATTAATAATTCGATATTGATTGCCACCTAAAGTTTTAGATACAGCTTGCACAGCAGTAGGTGCAGTTGTTGTTGCACTAAAAGTCACAGTGTTGCCCATTGTTGCAAATGCTTGAATACCCATTATGCTGTCTCCTCTACAATTTCAACCCAAGATGTAGTTTCCTCATCCCATGAATAACGCTTACCATCATCTGGATATGGAGTAGGAGATTCCCATTGAGCTGTCTCTTCATTAAGTGTCCATGATTCAAATGGTTGTGGAGGAATAAAAGCATCTAAAGTTGCATCATATTTGTAACCAATGCCTGCGTAGTTTTTACGGATGTTAGCATTGTATGAAGTTTGAACCCATCGACCACCTAAAAGGTTAGTGCAGAAAGCAATACCAATGGCTTCGTTCTCTACACCATCTTGATCTGCTGTATCTTCATTAGCTACTACTATGACTTGGGTGACCAAGTTCTCATCGTTTAATTGTGCAAAATGTGCCATGTTTTCTCCTATTATCTTGCGTTACTATTTTTAAATGGGTGTTCTGCGAATGCCATGTAGATTATTGTGTCACCATTTCTGTTTACACCATCATTTGTGCTTCTTACTTTAAAGCCATTAGATGTAAAATCCATAGGTGATACTGAAGTATCTTCTGCACCTGATGAGTCTGAAAATAATCTAGCATTTATCACATTGTATGTATTTCTTGAGCTATCTAACATAGCCCATCCTGTGCCAGCAAAACTAGAGTTTTTGTATAAAATAAATTTAGGTCTAAATCCTGTGTATACAAAAGTTCCATCTGTAGAGCCATTACCTGTGTAAGAACCAAATTTACTAAACCCTGCTATTTCTGCAAAGCAATAGGCTACATAAGTATTTGTATTGCCATTAACTATTGCAGTAGTTCCAACTGAAAATACTGATGATGTTGGTGCTGTGCTATTCCAAGCTGTAGTTGTAGTTGCAACAGCATTTGTTAGATTAAGGAATAGTGCTTGAGTTGCAGGAGTAGCTAAAGCCCCATGATACACAGCCCAATCATTTGTAGTATTGCGAACTTTAATTATTATCATCTTTGGTGCAACACCTAAACCATGTGTTACTGTTCCATTAGCACCAGAGCCTGTATAAGTTACAATGCTAAACCCAGCAGTTGCATTGACTGACATAGTTACACTTGTAATACCACCTGTTCCTGTGCCTGATGATGTTGAACCTTGACCAGCTTGCCATTGCCAAGCTACTACAGTTTGTGAACTATCATAACCTGATGTTCCAGTTGTAAATCCATTGGAATTAATAGATGTCACAAATTGAGCTGCAGATGCTTCAGCAGCAGTTGAATTAGAAGTTAAATAATTTGCAACTCCTCTAACAGAGTCTATTAAAAAATTACCCCCTGTTCCATTTCTTATTTTATTCCATACCAAGTCAGGTTTAAATTGACCTTGGTTCACTATCACATTAGTTGGCATAGCACCTGTATATGTCGTTGCATCCATATACTTATTACCTTGCAATATAGTAGGTGTAGGTAGGTTAAATGTATTAAGTCTTACAAAGCCTGTAGGAGGTGTGTATGCAAATGGTCTTTGACCGAAGTTTACAGAGCATGAACTTCTAGGAGTAGCCGCAAATGCTATTGTATATCCACTTAAATTTGTAAAGGCAGCATTAGTGCCAGCAGCTGGGTCACCTGAAGCAAACCAAGTGCCATTTTTACCCCACCAAATTTTTCCATTGTCCATATCTAATGCACACATCATTATGTCATTGGCGGCAAGGGATGAACCATAAGATGTATTTGAACCAGCATTTCTCTTGTTCCCAGTAGCTAAATAAATACTCCATGAAGTAGAAGTAGAACCTAAATAGTCAGTAAGTAAAGTGCTGTTAAGAGTATCCACTCCAACGTGAGAAGTGTTACTAGAGGTTAAAACAACTTCCCAATAATATTTACCTGAAGATACTCCAATAGTTCCTCTTATTTCTCTATCAATACCACCAGCATCAACCCAATTTAAGTTAGCACCAGATATAGATGATGCAGTATTTGTATCTATATAATTTAAAGTAGCATAATTCGCCACAGTTGCACTTGTATTAGTAGGCACATCTGTCATGGCATCATAAGTTGTGCCAGCAGTTAAGCTAATATTGTTACAAGTCCAATTATTGCCATTAGGGGAGCTGTCATAGCCTAATGTTGTAGTGGATGTTGTATTGCCAAATGTTAGGTAGAAACCGTTTACGCCGTATGTGCCTTTATATTGGATAGGTTTCCATACACCATTAGCGTCATTGTTACCGAAGTAATAGGGTTCTAATTGTTGACCGTCAATGAAGTTAATGTCAGTCATGTAACCATCATAAAATCTTCCAGAACCTTTATTTGACCCAATATAATGAGCAGCACTAGCTAAATTAAAACCATCTAAATTATCATTTTGTGCTGGATAACTAGATGATGAAAAAGATGTTACTTGTTCACCATTAACATATAATTTAATTCTATTAGAGGATGTAGCTTGTGTGGTATCTACAGAAATTACTACATGATACCAAGCTGAAAAATCTCTATACAATGCACTTGTAGTTGCAGAACCTGCTCCAGTAGACCCATTATAAACTTCCCATGTTATTGCTCCACTAGTTGCAAAATAAAATCTTGAGTCACCAAAAGCTGCTGTTCCTGCTTGCCATATAGCTTGTTCAGTTCCTATAGAACCTTTTTTAAGCCATATACTGTATGTCCATTTTTGTCTATTGCCAGAACTTGCTGGTGTTCTTGACAAATAAGCACTTGCACTACTTCTAAACCTTAAAGAGTTGTTTAGGTTATTTGTTAATGGTGTTAAAGCACCTGTAGAAGTAAATGTGTGAATAGTGTTTCCACCTGATGTAGTGACTAGACCACCATTAAATTGTTGTGAGCCAGCGTATGAGATAATAACAACACCGCTACCACCTGCACCTGAAATAGTGCTATTTCCTCCACCTGCTCCACCACCACCACCTGTATTAGCAGTTCCTGAAACTCCTGCTACAGCAGGGCTATATGTGCCACCTGTGCCGCCACCTCCAGCACCACCAGCACCTCCAACTGCAAATGCACCACCACCACCGCCGCCTGCATAAGTGACTGATGAACCTGAAATGCTAGATGCAGTTCCTGCACCACCAGCACCAGCAGAAGTAGTTGAACCTGCTCCACCAGCGGCACTATGACCACCTCCGCCACCAGCTCCTACAACACCACCACCATTAGCATTACTACTTCCACCATTATTACCTTGTGATGGACTTGTGCTTGGAGTATTTCCAGCACCACCAGCTTGAGTGCCATTATTACCACCACCGCCGCCACCTGAACCACCAGAAGCACCTGCACCAGTATTTAAACCACCACCGCCGCCACCTGCTGTAGATATAGTTGTAATACCTGTGCCTGATAAAGAAGACCCTGTGCCATTTCCTCCTATAGCATTTGTGGCTCTAGCACCACCAGCTCCTACAGTAACCACATAAGTAGCACCTGAATATAAAGTTGTAGATGAAGTTAAAAGACCACCAGCACCGCCACCAGCATGTCCATAAGATGATGCACTAGAACCACCTCCTGCACCACCACCAGCTACTACTAAATACTCTGCTGTAATAGGTGTAATAGGGCTTAATGTGCCTGAAGATGTGAATGTGTGTATTTGTTTACCACCAGAAGTAGTAATTGTGCCACCTACGAATTTAGGTGTAGCAGATGTGTAAGATATGATGACTATGCCTGAACCGCCATTACCACCAGCACGAACAGCACCTGCTGGGTCCATACCACCAGCTCCACCACCACCACCTCCA